GAGCACCCGATCTGCAAGCAAATCGTTGAAGCACGCGAGCTCAACAAGACCCACGGCACGTTCTTGCAGCCTTACCTGGACTTCTCCGCTCACGATGGCCGCATCCATCCGCACATCAACCAGATTCGATCCGACGATGGCGGCACGGTCACAGGCAGGCTATCCATGGCAAGCCCCAATCTCCAACAGGTTCCCGCCCGACACGAGATCATTGGGCCGTTAGTCAGGGGCCTTTTCCTGCCCGAAGAAGGGCAGATGTGGGCCGCCAATGACTTCTCGTCTCAAGAACCGAGGATCCTGGTCCACTATGCAAGCCTCCTGGGCCTGCCCGGGTCCGATGACATGGTCACCGCCTACCAAAACAACCCCCGCACGGACTTCCACCAAATGGTTGCCGATATGGCCGGGATTAAACGCAAAGCTGCCAAGACAATCGGTTTGGGGTTGATGTACGGCATGGGCAAACAAAAGCTTGCCAACAGTCTTGATCTTCCGATTGATGAGGCGGAAGAATTAATCCGCAAGTTTCATGAAAAAGTACCATTTTTACGTGGCACCGTCGATGCCGTGATGCGCCGCATCGAGCATCGAGGCTCAGGCGGTGCGATCCGCACGCTCCAAGGCAGGAAGTGCCGCTTCCCGCTTTGGGAACCCACTGAGTGGGGGATCAACAAGGCATTGCCTTTTGAAGAAGCCTCCATTAAATACGGCCCAAGGATCAAGCGGGCTATGACGTACAAAGGGTTGAATAGGCTGATCCAAGGCTCTGCTGCTGATCAAACCAAGAAGGGATTGATTGAGCTTCACAAGGCAGGCTTTACGCTGCTGCTCCAGGTTCACGACGAGATCGCGCTATCGGTTAACAGTCGCGAAGAGGCGCAAGAAGCAGCAAACGTTATGGCCAATGCCGTGAAGCTTGAAGTGCCTTCCATTGTTGATGTAGAGACTGGACCTTCTTGGGGAGAGGCTGCATAATGAAACCTGTAGTCCATGCTGTTCTCCTCAAGGCGCTTCCCGCGCACTTCGGCCCGTGGTTCAAGGACCACGGGTCTTTTTTATGATTAAGAAGAAGAAAAAGAAAAGCGGTCCCCCGCGCCTGTGGTTCAAGCGGGAGAAGAAACCCATCTCGCCCTCGCGCAGGCAGACAAAACCATGGTGTACGGTGATGCTGCCGCTTGAGGCTTATGCCATGCTGACTGAGCTGAGCGATTTTCATATTGTTTCTCGCTCAACGATCGCTCACCGCTTGATCTACGCAGAATTTTTACGTACACTTTCTCGCGTAGACCCCGAGAAAGCTAAAGAAATGGAGAAAGAATTTGAAGCGCGCTTTCGTAATCCCGTTATCGAACGTGTTGAATGATGCTGAGATCTTCGTTCAATACGAAGTCCTGCCTGCTGAGGGAGGACTACCTGAACAAATCGATATTAAAACCGCTTGGTTTGATCTAGCGTTCTTAGACAGGCCTCGACGCGTCAACATTCTTGGCGCGCTGAGTGAGTCAAACCTCATGCTTTTAGAAGACGAAGCCTATGAAAATTATCGAGCCTTTCAACAGACTCAACAAGAGCGGGATCCGCGCCAACTTGAGCTATTACCAGACCCGTATGGACCGGTTGAAGCAGGAAATACGCGAGCTGGAGTTCCAGTACCAATTGAATATCTGCGCGTACTCGTTGATGATTGATAGCAAGGAGGATAACGATGATGCAACAACTAAGTGATCGATTGCGTATGCTTGCTGAGCATTTGAACGAGGAAGATGCTCACCTGCTCATGCTTGCTTCTAACCACATGGAAGCTATGCGCGTGTGGAAGATTCGTTGGGCAGAGACGGAAGAAAAGTTACATAACTTACATCAAATGCATGAGAAACTACTGAGGGAATACAATGAATACAGAAGAGAACACGGGGACTGATGACTTTCCTATCAGTCCTGAGCAAATGAAGTGGCCGTTTAGAACCGAAGAAGAACAAAAAAAGATTATCAAGTGGCACAAAAAGCAGCAAAAACGTAGTACAGTACTTGAAGGTGTCGAAGAGGCACCATTCTGATACAGGAGAAAGAAGATGGAAGAACGTCAATGGAAGTCTGGCTCTGATGTCCTAGCAAGGTTTCGTAACCAACCTGCTGCCAAGACGCTTACGCGTTTTGATTTGCGTGGTGCAAAGGAAATTGATGGCCAGCCCGTCGAAGCAATCGAGTACAACTTTCGTGGTGTTGGCCTTGCCGTCAACATTAAACGAGAGGTGCGCGATACCTGGGTCCCGCCGTCTGAGGATCCTTTTTACAAAGCCAAATGGGCTTTTTACAAAGCACTATTTTCAACAGGAGAATGAACATGGATAACGAACCCGTTAAAAGAGTCTCACCGCTTAAGGGCCGCAAGCTTGGTCCACGCAAAAAGCCTTCGCCTTTAAAAGGCCGCAAGCTCGGCCCACGCAAGTCCAAAGTAGTCCTCCCCTTGGGCTTGTTTAACGTGGCACAAAAGGCCGCTCGGGAATACATCGCGATTGCAGGAGGCGGCACGCGCACGCCTGATTCGGTTGATAAGTTGCTTGCCGAGCGGGGCAAGAGCTACGGCAGCTTTGTTTCGCTTGCCAAAACAGCGCAGGAGTTTAAGAGCTTGCTCTACAGGGAGCTTGGCTCAAGGAACAAGCGCCTTGCTGATGATCAGGCCGAAGCACTGGAGATGATCATCCACAAGATCGCACGCATCATCAACGGCAATGCAGATATTGCTGATCACTATCTGGACATTGCAGGCTACGCCAAACTTGTTGGCGAGCGGCTGCAAGGCAGGTCGCTATGAGCTTCGATGTTGAACTAGAAAAGACCATTCACGAGAGCCAGCAGTTGCTGACCAAGGCGCTTGATCTTTTTGATGACTATAACGCTGACACGTCGATGTACGTATTGGGATGGTTGATGGCCATTCATGTGCATTACGTTGTCGAGCACAAGCTCATGGATGAAGACAAAGCTTTGAAGATGGCCGCTTCGTTGGTTCGTTCAGCCTACGTGGCTCAAAGGGAGGACGACGATGACTAAGGACCACGAAGCGATCGTTCAGGTGATCAAAGTAGCGATTGATCACCACGACTGGCGGCTTGTGCGCCACCTCACACGGCTTATCGAGATGCTGGATGCAGCTATCGATGATGATGACAAAGACCCACCTTTTATGGAAAGACAATCATGATGACGACTAAAGTTATGGCGATCACGGCTCCCGAGCCTGTGTTCGTTTTAAATGGCATGACATACCTGCCGCACTACAGCAAGCCATGCTGGGTGCAGCCAGGGGCTTTTGTGACGACCTACAACAGCATTCGGAAGATGGATGAACATGAAGAGGATAAAGGCAAACGGCTCTCTGCCTCAGAGCTCTTTGCTCTCGGGGCCCAGGTCGAAGAGCGGACTTTATGGCCTCGTGAGTGGACAAAGAATTGGCAGCAGTGGTTGAGACCGTAGTCATGAGCCCAGCTTACAAATTTGCGATGCTCGCGGCGTGGTTGGAGGGCTACGCCGAGGGCCTTCCTGACTACTGCACGAATGAGAAGTTCAAGATCAAAGAGGCAGCAGAGTTGCTCATGGAGGTCTACGAGCAACGCATGAAGGACAAGGAGGAGTGGAAGCAACACGCAGGAGATAGGGCATGAACAATGCCGAGATTCTCAAGCTGGCTCGGCGCACGGGCGTGCTGCTTTCAGGCAGGCCCGAGCATGAAGAAGCGGTCAAACAGTTTAGTAAGCAGTTGCTTAGCCAGTACAAGGCGCTGACGCCGACACAAGAGCGGTACTTACAGGCGCTTGATGACTGGATGTCGCTTGCGGGATTAGCCAAAAGTTTTAGTTGTACGCCGCAAAATGCGCTCAAGATGATACGAGCGCTCGAGGCAAAAGGTCTGGTTGTTAAGACGATGCTCTTTCGAGGGGCTTGGGCGTTTTACTACAGGAGAAAGTTATGACTTTGATACCAAAGGAGCGTCGAAAGCAGATGATCTTCGATTACCTGCGCGGGCTCAAGAATCCCGTTACGGCAGAGCATGTCGGGGAGAAGTTCAAGATCACCAAGCGCCGTGCTGACCAGTTGCTGGTTGAGTTGGCAGCAGACGATTTAGTCATTAAGACAAAAGGCTACAAGCAGCAAGAGGTGACCTGGAAAAAGACGATGGTGATCTGCTTTGCAGTCAAGGATGAATACAGAACCTACAAGAAACGAGAACCTAAGGTAGCGAGGGCTTGGCACGATCCATTTGGACTGGGGACGAGAACATGAGCGAAAACAAAAATGCAAAGACACCAACAGATGGTGGACCAGCGTTTCCCATTGCACATTCGCACCTAATCCAATCAGGTATGTCCCTGCGCGACTACCTTGCAGCCAAGGCGATGCAAGCACTGGCGCAGGGGAATTATTTTGATGCAACCGCGAGGCAGGCCTACATGATTGCAGACGCCATGCTGAAAGCGAGGGAGCGATGAGCAAAGAAGCTATGCAACTAGCGCTTGAGGCGCTGGAGAAAGTAATCACTGCGTTTGGATCAGGCTTAACGCTACAACAGAACGCTATCACCGCCCTGCGCAAAGCACTAGAGACAGAGCAAGAGCCAGTTTTGTGGCTGAAAACTTGGTCTGATGGGTCTGTGTCTGTCCTAAAAACTAAGTCGCATGCTTTTGCTGACCATGAATTAGAACCCCTCTACGCCGCACCACCAAAGCAATGGGTTGGGCTGACGGATGAGGAACTCAAGCCGTTATGCGATGAAAACCCCATTATGTTTGGCGCTTACACCGTTGACTTTATTCAAGCCATCGAAGCCAAGCTAAAGGAGAAGAACACATGAGCACAGAACCCGAAGCCTTGCGGCTGGCTGATGCGCTGGACGCTGAGTTTGTGCAAGGACGAATAAGCAATAGCACGGGCAGGGAATCAGCCGTCGAACTGCGCCGATTGCATGAGGTCAATCAGGATCTGCTGAAGGCACTCAACACGATCCTCAACATATGCTTGATAGATAACGGGCACTGGGCCAAGACGATAGAACGCGAGGCTCATGAAGCCATCGCCAAGGCGATTGGGGGTAGGGCATGAGTGAAAACAAAAACGCAAAGACACCTGCGGACGGGCCTGCGGCAAACAGAGCAATGACGCTAGAGGAAGTGCAACAGTGGATTACCACCACATGGATAAGGTGTCAGGACGAAGTTTGGCGGCAGCTACCAACACCCAAAAAAGTTTCAAAAGATGATCAAGAGCCGGTGGCGTGGATGCACAACGTTATTGAAGGTAATGTCATCACGCACATGCCCGCAGACATTGGCCGTCATCCTGAGCGATGGACTGCGCTTTACAAAGACCCTACGCCGTGCAAAACATGCGAGTCACTTGCTATGGCAGTAATGAACGATCAGACATACCACGAAAAAGTAATTGCAAAGCGTAAGTGGGTTGGGCTGACGGATCAGGAAGTAATGGTCGCTGCATATCAAGCAGGATTTGACATTCATGAGGATTACGAAAACGAGGACGACCCAGAAGCAATGCACTGGTGGACACCTGATGGTGAGGCTTGTGACGATTCTTTGCTGAAACTGCGTGACCTTATCGAAGCCAAGCTCAAGGAGAAGAATCATGGATAGAGAAGCTATTGAAGAAGCGATAGAGGTGCTGGAGGATGCAAGCGCAGAGATGTTGACGGAAACAGGCGATGAAAATTACTACGTCGAAGCCATCGCCGTTTTGCGCCAAGCACTAGAGACAGAGCAAGAGCCTGTGGCGTTTATTAATGTGGAAAAGCAAAAACTTGAGTGGGCCAAACTTACATCGTGGCATACGCCAACAATAGTAAACCTGCCAAAGATTCCACTCTACACCGCACCACCAAAGCAATGGGTTGGGCTGACGGATGAGGAAAAAGAAAAATTGGTTGAAACATTTTACGGTACAGACATTCAGCGTCTTGAAGCCGTCGAAGCCAAATTAAAGGAGAAGAACACATGACACGAGACGACATTATCAAGATGGCGCGAGAGGCTGGATTTGATCCTCACGACATGAGCGATGACTTTACCTGCAACCTTGAAGACATTGAACGCTTCGCCTCCCTTGTTGCTGCTGCCGAGCGTGAGGCGTGTGCGAAGGTGTGCCTTGAAGAAGCACCAAGTCTTGATGGGCAGTTGTGCGCCGCCGCCATCAGAGCAAGGGGTGAGCAATGAAATTTAGAAAGAAACCCGTGATCATCGAGGCTACGCAGTGGTTCAAGATGGGTGACCACCCTGCGGTATTTATGCAGGACTCTTACACACAAGCAAAGATTAGCCCAAGCGTCACATCTAATAAAGTGCCGGTCATAAAAACACTAGAAGGCGAACACATCGTAACGCCGGGCGACTGGATCATTACTGGCGTTAAAGGCGAACATTACCCATGCAAGCCTGACATCTTTGAAATGACTTATGAAAAAGTTGAA